CTTCCCTACACACTAGGCAGTGTTACTGTTGATGTGGCGTCTGTATATGATGACCTCGACAAGAATACAAGCCCTGGGTTTCCGTGGAATAGGAAATTTCATGATAAAAAAAGTTATGTTGAGCAAGATTCTCTTTTAAAAGAGTATTGCTCGAAATGGTCAGAAAATCTCTCAACTCAATCCAGTTGTTTCTGGAATGTGTTTCCAAAGGATGAGATTTTGCCGATTGGCAAAGTCAAATCCGAGAGAATTCGTACTATTTCTGGCAGCCCACTTGAACATGGACTCGCACTTGGAGCATTGAGCCTCTCCTTTAATGAAAATTTATACAGGAGTGCTCTGCAACATTCATGTGCTGTAGGCCACAGTGAATTTAGAGGCGGTCGACATACAATTATAGCTAAATTAAAACGTCCTGGTTGGACTTGTTTTGAGGCAGATTTGAGCTCCCAAGATCGAACAACAAAGAATGAATTTTATATGGGCTTAGTAAAGCTAAGAAATTCATCCTTTGATAATGGTGATGCACATTTGTCTAGACTGTCAATTTTGTACGCTCTCATGCTCTTCTCTTACTTGGTTGATCCAGAAGGGTATGTTTGGCTTACATTGGGTGGCAACAAGTCTGGTCAATGTAATACATTAATAGATAATACACTTAACTTATTTAGGGCTTTTGCCTATGCGTGGTTGGAGTTGGCTCCCGAAGGGTATAAAGATTACAGCTCTTTCAAAGAGAATGTAGTCTTGGTGCTCTTTGGTGATGACAGTTTATGGAGTGTGTCGCAATTTGCTGGACATTTCTTTACTGGTCACAGAGTGTCTGTTGTGTTTAGGACTTTGGGCTACTTCTTGACTGTACCAACTGATCTTCCAAAACAACCCGAAGAATTGACCTTTCTATCAGCGAGAACGGTTCTAGTTCAAGGGTTTTGGTTGCCAGTTAGGGACTTCGAGAAGCTAAAAGCATCCTTGGCTTATTTGGGTTCTAAGAATGATGACGGTCTGATTTTGTTGGACAGGATCGTTGGGTTGAGGAATTCTTATTGGCCAGAGCCTGATTGCAATCAACTATGTAAAGATTTATTTGTATTTGTTAGAGAACAGACTTCTTATATGGCTAGTGATCCAGTTCGTCAAATTATTTTGAATTCGTTCAAGTCTGATGATGAGCTTTTCCGTCTATATAGTGGTCTAGAAAGTTGACAGGTTTCCATTTTTTTCCTAGTTGACAATTGTTTTGTTCCCTTCTTGTTATGATGCTTTTTGTATTGTTGTGAGTTTGGAACGATGTTGTGGGTTCTTTACCGGGTTTATTACCATAACATGTCCGTAATATATTTTGTTATTTGTTTGTATGTAAGTTTTGAAATTCCGGTTGGAGCATCTTTAGCTTTCAATTCGTTCATTGTCACTTTTCCTTTTGAACTTCAAATGGTGTGAGGTCCCCTTGAGTAAGGGATATTAGCATTTTGTTGATGAGTAATCTTGTTGTTAATGGTTTGCTAACTATAGCTGGGGCGGCTGTAAAGGTTCGTCTTGCCCATATACCTGAATAAGGTGGGTTAGGTTGGTTGGTAGATTGCATTTTCACGTCCGGATTGCTTTGATCTAAAGTTTGTTGTTCTTAAGGATTAGTAGTGATTTTCGTCTTGGTTTCTTTTCGATGTGAC